CCGGTCGCACCGGCCCCGAAAAGCTGCTCGGTCGCCATCTGTGCGGCGATATCTGCGACCATGCGCTGGATGCTGCGCGCGACGGCCTGGAAGTAGTCCTCGAAGGATTTAAGCTCGCCTGTCATGGCGTCGAAAAACAGGTCCGAGAAGTTGCTCTGCATGGCCTCGGCCGTGCGCTCGGAGAGCTTGATCATGGTGTCGAAACCGGTTTCGACCGATGCCACCACGTCGTTGATGCGCTCGTCCAGGCCCTCCTTTTGTAGGAAGGGGATCTCCTTCTCCAGACGACGGATATCGTCCTCGGAAGCCTTCTTGTAGGCGTCCATGTCGAACTGGGCGGCTTCGTTGCGGGCCTTGTAGATTTCCAGGCGCAGGGCCTCGAGCTTGGCGTAATCGTCTTCCCAGGCCCCATAGGAGGTCAGACCGGAAGATGATTTTAGGTATTCATCCATGGCCTTCTTGGCGGCCTTTTCATCCTCCTCCAGCTGAGCCTTCGAAACGGTGTACGTCCCGGCCAACCCGCTGCGGTATCCTGATGGGATTGCAACACCCGGCGCGTTTTTATAGCCGCTGCGCGACCCCACCATCTGGTCGGTGGCGGCGAGCTGCTTGGCCTGCTCTACCATGCGGGCGCGCTCGATGAATGTCGCCTGGTAAAACTTCTGGGAGTCGATCAAGCCCTTTTTGATCAGGTCCTGCGCCTCGAAAATGGTTCCGGTAACCGACGGCAGCTTGACCACCTCCCAAAACTCCTTCATGCCGTCGACCATTTCTTTGATATATTTTGGAAGGTCCTGCTTTAAAAAAACCTCGTTCGTCTTGATCCACTCGCTCATGCCTTGGTTGACGTATCCCAGGCCGTCTTTTAACGCATCGAACACGCCGGCAGCGGCGATCTGGCGTTCGAGATCGACCACGCTTTTCCTAAAACTGACCATCAGCCCGTTCCAGGAGTTCATGGCCTTTTTGGCGCCGCCGGCATAGTCGGCATCGAGCCCGCGCCAGATTGTGTCAATGACGGCATGGATGGGGACGTTGGCCTTCTGCAGCTCCTCGACCGTCATGCCAAAGCCTTCGGCGAGGTATTTTCTGGCGTTAATGCCGACTTCCGACAGCTGATTCAGCTCTTCTGCCGACAGCTTTCCGAGCGCCGCCATCTGACCGAGAGCCCTTGAAACGCGCGGGATGGCCTCCTCGCCGAGGACCGACGACACGTCGACAAGTGTGCGCAGCTTGTCAGCGGTAGGAGTCAGCCCCATCGCGCCCATCATGACCCAGGCGTCGGTCGCCTTGGCCACATCGACCGGCAAGTCTCGCACCGTCTCGTCTATAAGCGCGAGCGTCTCCTTGCCTTTGCCCTTGGATACCGTGTCGAGCTTGAGCTGCAGCTGCTCGAAGGAGGCCGCCGTATCCAGGATCGACTTGGCGAAGCTGGTGATGCCGATCCCGACCCCCAGGCCGGCGATCGCACCTTTGAGCGAAAACACCGCGCCGCCGAGGTCCTTGAGCCGTCCGGTGACCTGGGCAAACGCCGCTGCGCTGGCGTCTTTTGCGGATAAAATTATTTCGAGCTTGGTATCGCCCATTTAGAACCCAGCCATTTCCTGTGCGCTGACCAGGACACCGCCCGGGGCGACCTGGCCGCGCATGATCATGCGGAAGTTGTTGCGGATCCTGGCGACGGTCTGCGGCCGCTGCCAGTCCCAGAACGGCTCCACGATCGGCCGTGCCGGCACAGCGAAGCGCGTGGTGCTTTTGCGCAGCATCAGAGGGTTGCCGGTGCGGCGCGATTTCCATGTGCGCTTGGCGCGGCGCTCGGATCCCCTCCATGCGAAAAACTCGCGCATTTTGGTGGTCACCGGAATAGTGAATCCCTCCTGCTGCTTTTTGGCGGCGACGCGCGTCCAGTTTGGCGAGCGCCTGGTGTAGCCGACCCGCATGGTCATGCCCGCATCGTCCACGTCGTATGTGACGCCTGAGGCGATCCGGAGCAGCGGCCGGTAGGTGCGAAGCCCCGCCTTGCGGTTTACCGTGCGGGCGATCAGGCTGAGGTCCTTGAGGTGCTGCCCCGGGGCTGGCGTGCTCATGCGGATCGCCTGCATCAGTGTGTGGCGCAGGCTGAAGGCCTCGGTGCGGATGGCGTTTTTGAGCGCCTTGCGGCTCTGCTGCGACTCAATCAGGATAATCCGGCGCAGATTGGCGATGCCGTCCGCGTTGACTTTCAGGTCGATCATTTATCCACCTTGGGCCGTGAGCTTTTCAGCGTCGAGGCCTCGAGCGCCTGGATCTTCTTCAGCAGCGCGGGCGTCAACCCTATTCTCAGCAGTCCCGCCATTTTCATCAGGCAGCCATAATCCAAGCCAAGGATCCCAAAACCACCCGCTCTCCACTGGGTCTGCACCGTCAGCCACAACTCCCATGCCTCAGAATTTTCGGCCATCAGGCCGGGGGTGTTTCCGTACTCGCAGCTTGAGCACTGGTCGGTCCGCCTGCAGGCGGCGCAGTAGTCTCGGCGCTTGGAGTCGCACTCCCACTCCCAGCGCCCGACAAGTTTTTTTCCTGCTCCAGCGTCCCGTAGGTTTCGGCCATGATCGCTCTCCAGGCCGCCTGCAGGCCCTTGACGCCTCCGGCCCGGTCGACGTCCTCGACCCCATCACGCCCCAAAACGGCAACGAGTGCCGCGTCCATTATCTCGCCCAGGCGCTCCTGCTGGTCGACGCCCTCTGGTATCTCCGGCGCAAACTGAAAGCGGCCGTAGCCGAGTTTGCGCATCTTGCTTGCGCCAACCTCGGACAGCCGCAGCCCGCGCACCGCAAACTTCTTCCCCCCGATTTCGATCTCTCCCACCGCCGCCCCCTTTTTGCCTGCCGCGTGTACGTTAAACTTTGACGTACACGATTTAATAAGCCGCGTAGCTCGACACCCCGTTCGTGAGCCGCGCCACGATCCCCGAGGCCTCGCCGCCGTTTGCGTAGTAGCCCTGGAAATTAAGATCCACCAGCAGCCCCTGGGGTCCCGGTACCGGGACGCTGTTGCGCTCGTAGAGCAGCTCCTGGATCTCAAGCTCGAAGACGGAGCTGGCGCCGCCCGTGACCGTCAGCTTGAGCGACGACTCGGTCCCGGCGAGGGCCTTGTCGAGCAGCGAGACGTCCTCGAACAGCGTCTTGATGTTGCCTGACACCTCGACCTTCTGCTCGGCCAGGCTTCCGACCGACCCTGCGCCGCCGATTACATAGTAAGGGTCCATTGGGAAGCCGATGTTGATGGATATCTCGGTCGCATTTGCAAGCGCGCTGCCGCCTTCAGTAAGTGCCGCTTGGAAATTGTTGACCCGCGCCATGGTGATCGCTGTCCCTGCGTGGAATGTCGCGGCCTCCATGGAGTCGCTCTTCCCCATGACGCCCATGGTGGCGACGAGCTCACCGTCTCCACCTGCCGTCATGGCGAACGAGTTGACCTTGCACCCCACGAAGCGCTGGAATTTGTCCGTGGCGAGATCGGTGAACCCGGTCTCGATCGTGAGCGAGCGCTGCACGGAGGGGATCTTGAACTCGTGCACGTAGGGGCCGGCCCCGGTCGTGCCGGGAAGCCCGAACATGGCGATCATCCAGAGCGCCATCGCAACCGAATCGACCGGAACGACGATATTGCCCGAAACGGACAGATTCCCAGCGAACGGCTCAAGCGGGTTTCTGTCGCTTGAAAGCGTGTTCGCCCGGTTCAGCGTGCGGTTGCTGCGCACGTCGAAGGAGTTCAAGGGCAGAATGTAGCCGGCGGCCGCCGCCGTGCCGAATGCTACGAGCTCATAGCCCAGCTTGAATACGGTGGTCGAACCTTTTTGGTGAGCCATGGCTCATGCCTCCTGTTTTCAGGCCAGGGGATCCCCGGCGATAGTGATTTTGGTTGTGAAATCGAAATCCATGTAGGCGTAGACCTCGGGAAGCGCCCCGAGGGTGTCCGCCGACAGGCTGTAGCCCATGACCGTGTTGGCCGGCAGCGCGGCCTTTACGGCGTCGATCACGAGCTGCGCCATGTCCAGCACCAGCTCTACCCCGGCCGGCTCGTCCACATTGCTCTCCGCCCTGGTCTTTAGCGCGTTTTTGTCGATGGCCAGGTCCACCGCGATGGCGTAGCGCTGCTCTCGGCGCTCCTGGTGCTTCTCGACGCCTGGGGTGTGGAAAATGGCGTAGGGCATGTCTGCTGCGGCTGGCAGGCCGGCCGACGTGACGTCCGCGAACACCGATACCGCCAGGCCGAACTGGGTGTTGGCCCAGGACGCAAGCGCTGCGTTGCCGGCGACGGCGGTGACGAAGGTGTTCAGGAAGTCGTAGTTGTCCATCGCGTGCTATTTGTGCTTTTTAATCCGCCGGGCTTTTTTGACCAGGCTCTCGGCGGAGACGGTGTCGACCGGTTTTGCCGCCTCGATGGCGGTTTCGGCTGCCCAGGCAACCGGAGTAGGCCGGGGGGGCTCCCCGGCCTGGCCCGGGTCCGTGGTGGCGGCCTTATCGGCGGCCGGGGGCAGCCCCGCCACCTGGATCTCCACGGCCTTGCCGAGCCGGATCAGCTCGGCCGCGTCCTTCAAGTCGAGCCCGACGGACTCGTCCAGGACCTCGCCTACTGTCACGACTCGGTTAAGGGCCACGGTGTTGCGCGTGATGCGGATGCGCATGGCGCACGCTCCTAATATTCCCCGCCGATCGCCGGCAGGTACTGTGGGCCGCGGCGGATGGCCTTGACCGCCATCGCCACGCCGGTGGCGTGGTTGCCGGTCAGGTTGATGACCACCCGGCTGTAGCGCTTCGGCCCGCGGTACACGGTTGAGAAAATAGCGCTGTCCTCAGCCGGGGCGTCGATCAGCGCAAATGTCCCCGTGTTGGCCCCGGTGACGGCCCCCGTGATCTGGGCATCGGTGCAATCGGTGTAGGTCGAGTTGTCGTCCGAGTGCTCCAGTTCAAGCTGGATGTTGAGGTTGGCGGCAAGTGTGTCCGCCGAGTTGCCCACATGCACCTCGTGGACGACTTCTTGGAAGCCGCGGCCGTCGACGCCGGTGCACTCGGTGTCCGTGCCGTTGCCGGTGATGACCTGCGGGATCAGAATCGAGCTGACGATGTTGTCAGCGGAGTTCCAGTCTTTTGTTGCCATGTGCGTCTCCTTGTGAGCGGGCCGGCCGGCCGTTCGTGCACCGGCCGGCCCATCCTTTGCGCCTTTATGCGGCGGTAGGTTCGAGTTAGGCGGTCAGCGCATCCTGCATGGCCGAGAATGAAACGGCGTTCCGCACCGCGATGTCAACGTCCTCGAGCGCGATCACGCGCACCGTGCCGGCAAGCCCACCGGTGATGGGGTCCACCAGGATGTCGAGCGCGCCCCACTGGCCGATCACGAGGTCCGCGAAGTTGCCGAAGATGATGGCCGAGGACAGGCTCTGGTTACCCTTGGTCAGGGTGGAAGGCACCTGGTTGCTGACCGCGGCGCGGTATCCGTTGACCATACCCATGCCGTCCGGGCCGTTCTGCCAGACCGGAATTTCGCCGTAGGTGGCGTTGGTGAAGGTCGTGCGCAGCTTGCCGCGGACCTTGGCGTTGGTCAGGTAGGCCAGGCTTCCGATGTCCGCGTTGTCGATGGCGACCTCGGACTCCAGGGCCACGATGTTCGCGTAGGTGGGGGCCTTGCCGTTGGTGCCGCCGACGACCGAGCCGATGCCGACCACGTTCAGGATCCCGCGCGGCTCGGGAGCAGACCCGGACCCGTTAATGGCCGCCCGGTCGATTTCGAGCGCGACCGAAAGCGCCAGCAGGCCGCGGATGTATGCCTCCACGTCGATCGAGGACTGCAGCAGGAGCTTGCGGCTGATGTCCGTGTAGCAGCCGAGCGTCTTGGGCGCGAGTGCCACCTGGCGGAAGGTCGGCGTGGACTCGGTGGTGATGTTGGTGGACTCGTTCACCCAGTAGGAGGTGGCCCCGGTCAGCGCCCCGGGGATGGCGACGTCACCGACCAGGCCGGTCAGGATCTTGGTCCCGAGCTGGTTGATCACCATCTTGTTGACGAGCAGCGAGATGAAATCCTGCGCGAGCAGGTTGGTGGCGACCAGGTGCCCGCCCTGGGAGTCGGTCGTGACGTTGATGTCGCGGCGCAGCACGTCGTTCGGCACGAAGATTCCGCGCGGGGCCTTGCCGAGCTTTTTGGCGGCGGCAGCCGAGCACTCGCGCTCGAAGGCGGCCATCTCCGGCTTGTGGTCGACCTGGGCCATGATGGCCCGCAGGAACGAATACTGCCGGACTTCCTTGTCGCTCATGCCGATGTCGGGTGTGGTCTTGACCGGCTTGACGTGGCCGATCTTCTCCAGCACCTGCATGCGGAAGTCCTCGACGGCCGTGCCCTTGTTGACCGCCTCGGTTGCGAAGTCGCGCAGGTTGAACTTTTCGCCGTAGGCCGTTATCTCGCGGATGCGGGTCTGCTCGGCCATGCGGGCCTTGTCGGTGATGTCCTTGATCTTTGCGGCCTCGACGGCCTGGTCTGGGGTGACGATTTTATCAGGCATGACGCCCTCCTGTGATTTTATTTCGATCACGAGCTCGTGATCGCGTTTCGAGTTTTCTACCGCTTTTGCTGCCGGATCGGCCGGTATCGACACCATCGACACCTCAAGTGGCTCCCAATCCATGATCCGGTACGTCTCCTTGCCTTCCTTTTCCTCGACCAGGACCGCGCGGTGCACGATGTATCCCACCGACACACTTTTGCGGATCCCGTCGAGCACGTCCTGGAAGATCTCCTCGGCCCGCGCGCTCTTTCCGAAACGCGCAAGCGCCCGCCCGGTGCGGTCGCCTCCGATCCAGATCTTCTCCAGAACGCCGACATGGTCGCCCGGATTGTGCCCGACCAAAAGCGGCCCGGCTTCCTTCACTCTGTCGAGGCGCACGCTGCCAGGCGAGTGATCGAGGATTTCCGTCCCCCACCAGCGCTCGTAGGCCGCCTCGGTCGAAAATATCAGTTCAACCGTCCGCTTTTCGGCGTCGGCCGCGGCGCGGTCGATCACCACCTGGCGGTACTGGGTATGCTCAATCTGTTTTATCTTTGTCTGCGGCATCTGTTTTCTCCTTGTTGGCTGCGGCCGAGCCGGCAACGCTGATTTTGCGCCGGTCCGCTTCCGCCGTTTCGTTCGCAAGCTCGTCGTAGACGTCTTCGATGTCGAGTCCCAAGTTTCCAGCGATCCGCGTGCGCGAGTTGACACCGAGCGCCACTTCCTTTTCCGAGGCCGAGATATCCTTGTCCGGGTCGATCCAGCTCCAGCGCCGGGCCTGCCATACCGGAGCGTTCCAGCGGTCGAGATCGCGCAGGGGCAGCTTGAGCTGGCCGGAGGCGATCGCGTGCGGCAGCCATGCGTCAAACACCGGCTGCACCATGTGCTCGATCAAAAACCCCTGCAGGGCCATGTAGTAGCCGCGCTCTTCGAGCAGGCCCTGGCGGCCCGAGGAGTAGCTCGTCTCGGTCAGGTCGTTTGCAAGCGAGATGTAGGAGACGTTCAGCCCCGAGGCGATCCCTTTGAGCGCCGACTTGCAGAAGTCCCCGAATGCCTGGTTGGGATGGGTCGGGTTGAACTCGGTGAACTTGTACCCCTGCGGCAACTCCTGGAACTTGCCGGGCGAGACCTCGTCGATCAGGTTGCCGGAGGCGTCCTTGTCGTCGTATGGAAAGCCTGCCTCCGCGCTGCGCTCGAAAAAGCCCATTTTGGCGGCGGCGACGCGGGCGGCGACGGCCTCGCTGTAGCGGTAGTGGCCTAATTGATGCAGGTCTTTCAGAGCCGCCACGGTCCATGGATATCCGCGGGTCTGCTCGGCGCGGTCGGCGTCGTAAACGTGTAGGATTTCGTAAGCCGGAACGCGCTGGCGCTTCTGGGCAGGTCGTGGCTGGTACTCGTTGCGCGCCGGGTGGTTCGTCAGAACGTGGTATGCGACAGGGCCCTTCCAGTCGTCCAGCTCCACCCCCATGATGATCCCGTTGGCGATGTCGTTGTAGTCGTGGTCGAGGTATTCCGGATCGAGCAGCTGCAGCGCGAAGGCGAAGTCGTTTTTGGGGAACCCGGAGACCATCCGGTTCAGGATCTCGCCGTCTCGGGCGAGGCCCTTGACGCCGATGCAAAGCACGTCCGTCATGGAGAGCTTGCGCGTGACCGTGCAGTTGCGCGGCCGGCACCAGGCCGACCAGGCGGACTCGATCTTGCGGTTGGCGTCGGCGTCGAGCTCGCCTGACGTCTTTTTGACCTTGCTCTGCAGCCGGATCCCCTGGGGGCCGACCACATTGGCCGCGAGCAGCGCCAGAAAGCGCTTTCCGTAGGCGTTGTTCACGCACAGATCGCGGCTGCGTGCCCTCAGCACCGTGAGGCCTGACCGGATGTCGGCGTCGATCGCAAGCGAACTCGTCACCCAGTCCGCCACAAGGCGCGACATGCGGGCGGCCTCGAAGGACCGCGCTCCGCGCGGCTTGCTTCCGAAAAAGCGCCGGAGCGCCTTAATCATTTGAGAACCTCACGAAAATGTTCTTGCCGGTGCCGAGTCCATTTGCCACCCGCTCGGCGGCCTGCTCGTTTTCGTATGAAGCCTTGTACATGCTGTACCATTCCAGCAGCCGGTGGATCGGCATCATGCCGACGACCATGCCGCCCACAACCATCTGCTCCTGGTCCTTGCTGGCGCGCCCCTCGAGCTTGGCTTCCAAGGCGTCGAGCACCTTCTTGACGTGGGTGCGGGCGTCGTAGCCGGAGGAGGCCGCGGCGAAGTTTGGCAGGATCTCGATGGAGCCGGAGTCCACCAGGTAGCGCTCTGTCGTCTTGGTGACGTATGCCTGCCACTGGTAGACCCCGGCGGTGTAGACTGCGGTTGTGGCGGCGGAAAGCGTGACGAGGAAGTCGTCCCCTGAGGATGCAGCGGTGATCGCTATCCTGACGCCTGACTTGACGAGCGCGTAGGTGAGCGCCCAGCCGGCCGAGGCCTTTGGGACTTCGCCGGTCGGGATGGAAAGACCGGCGGCCTCACGCTTCCACTGCACGAGGTCGCCTGCGGTGATCTTTTCTGGTTCGGTGGTGGCGTATTCGGTCACATTTCCGTTCCTGGCAAAAATAAAAACCGGTTTTTTTGCTGAGTCGTCCTCAGCATAAACCCGGTTTTTTGACGAAAACGGAAACAGGACGGAAACTTGGTCTAAAATGACGGTTTCGGGCCGCTTTCGGGCCATTAAACCGCTTGACTTCTATTCTGCGTCCTCCGGAATTTGCCCTTTTCGGTTGTCAACTCGCGTAAAAACCTTGAAAAACTCGTCCAGGTTGTCGGGATAGGCCATCCAGCGCTTGTTTACGGCCCGGGCGGGCATCCCCAGCCTGATCATCTCGTAAAACATGCCGTCACCGATCTGCAGATAGTCGGTGATGGCTTTTTTCCCGATCAAAAGGCGGTTGTGGCCGTTTGGACCCATATTCGCCAGTTCATTCTGTTATAATACAAAGCAACAAAGTCGCCACCAGCAGTGCTACGATGAAATAAACGTCGCTCATGGCACCAGCACCATCTCGTTTTCGAACACTGTGTAGTTCTCGCCGCCGATATCCACCGTGTAGAAGTTCGACGAGCTCGGCTCCTGCTCGAACACGTCGACGACAAAGCCCGAGGCGTCGAAAATCTTGGCCAGGTCGCGGCTCACAACATGCACCTTGTCGCCCAGCACGAACTTAGTCACGGCACCCACCTCCCGAACAAATCAACCAGCGGCCCAGACACCGCCCGGATCCTGTCGGCGTCATGGCAAAACTGCCCCGCCGGCCGCCATGCCGCCAGGTTGTCCTCCACCGACGAATTGAAGCACGGATGGCTGTACGCAGGCCGATCGTACCAATATTTGCGCTCGCCCTGGTAGCAGTCCATGCCGGCGAGCAGCACGCGCTCGAACCCAGCAGCGCAGGCGAACCAGGTGGCCAAGGTCGACGAGAAGCCTCCGTTCCACCAGGGCTCGTCGATCACGACGTTGCTCCACCCGTAAAACGGGCTCACCTGCCACGTTCCCGGGCTCATCAAAATGGCAGTTTTAAGCCCCTCCTGTCCGGCAGCGTCGGGGTCCTCGAGGAAGCAGCACACCTCGGCCGCGATGTCCTCCTCGGCCGCCAGGTAGATCATGGCGTGCTGTTTGACGGAAACAAGGACAGCGTCCGCCTCGATGTCCATCACACGGTTGAAATCTTCCGGCAGCGACGGACCGCCGCCCATCACAAGCGCCGTCCCTGATCCGCGCCGTTCCGCCCAGGACCGCACCTCCTCCATCCCCACGCACTGGATGCCTATCACCTTTACCTCCCGTTGATCGTTCAGGGCCTACGCGCCGTCACTCCACCAGACCGTCGCACGCCGGACCACCCGACTCGGCCCCGTTTATTCACTTCGCTGCCGGAGCAGTCTTTTCGATTAGTATCTGGTTTTTACGGTCAAGCTCGCGGATCTTCTGCTCTAGCGCGCGGCACTCGTCACGGTCGCGCTCGGTCTTGATGTCCTGGCAGTCCCTGGCGGCGTTTCTGTCCAGCAGCTGCCACTTGCGGGCCTCGGTTTGCATGGTCGCGTCCGAGACGATTTTCTGCTCTAGCCGCATGGCGACGAGCTCCAGGTCCGCCGCCTTGGCGAAGTGCGTGTTGACGCCGATCGCAGCGCCTACCAGGACGACCAGCGTTGCTGCCACCTGAATCATATCGGCCTTGCTCATATGCCCCCCATCCAGCTTCCAGTACCAGGACGACGCCGCGACACCCGGTGCTGAATCGCAACCTGCACGGGCGTCTTCTGCTTTTCACGCTCGGCAACAACATCAGCGGCCTGCTGCTGGGCGCTTGTTTCCTTTTGCTTGATGTGCCTGGCGAGCCCGACCAGGTTGGGGTGCCAGCTGTTGTCGGCGCAGGCGGCGCTCATCATTTCGCAATCCAGCAAATGGTTGTCGCTCCTGATCTTGATCCACTCGAGCTTTCCCTTGCGCGTGCGCCGCAGCTCCTCGGCCAGGAACTGCTTGGTGTAGTCGACCCCTGTCTCGGCGTTAAGGAAAAACCGCTGGCTCTCGGCCGGTGTGACGTTTCCGTGCTCGTCCACCTTCTGGTCGCGCCTGGTCAGGCGCCAGTGGAGCAGCTTCTTCAACTCATAGGTGTCGAGCGTCCTCAGCTCCAATCCGCCCGGGATGACCTTGTTGCTCCTTGGCATGCGGTCTATCGCCTGTGGGTAGTTGACCCGGATCAACTGCGGGCGGCTCGACCCCTTGACAGCGAAGATCACCTGCTTGACGTCTCTGCGGCCGTGCTTCCTGATGAACTCGTATATTTCCTCAGTGCGGCTGATCGCATCGTCGTCGGCCTCGCCCTTGCCGCCGCCGGTGTCCATCGCCGCCCGCCACACCTGGAGCTTCTCGGTGCTTCCGTCCTTCGGGAAGTATGTGTCGAAAACAAGCGAGCGCACCTCGTCGAACGTCGAGAGATACCCGTACTGGACAAGGTGCGATGTAAGATCCTCGCCCCAGGCCCGCACCACAAACCAGAATCCGCGCTTCTGAACGTCGATGCCGGCCGTCAACGCAACCGCCCACGACGGCACGATCCCGGGCGGCAGGTCCGTCTTGCGTTTCAAAAGATCACCCTCGGCCTTGCTCTCGACGACCTCCTTCCACGGAAGCGCCTGGTGCTGGGTGACGAAGGCCTGGTGCTTTTTGGGGTCGTCCTTGCCCTTGAGAAAGTCCGCCGCCGTCTTTGAAAGCGACACAAACGGCGAATACCATGACTCGAGTGGCCCGAATGCGATCGCGGTTGGGCGCTCGATCGGCTTCTCCGCCTTCCAGCGCCCTGCCCGCACAGCCGTGTTACGGGCGTGGTCGTCCCAGTCCATTTTGCAGTTCTCGCAGCTGTAGCGTGCGAGCTTTCCGCGCAGGACCTCGCGGTGGTCGCGCTTGCCCTGCCAGTGGATCGACTCGAACTTCATGATCTGCAGGTGGCCGCAGATCGGGCACTTGGCGTGGTAGCGGCGAACCTCCTCGGCCTCGGACCTGATAAGCCGGTCGAAGGCGTCGCCGTCGATCTTGGGCGTGGAGTAGAAAATCTGCTTGCTCGTGTACTGGTAGGCGTTCGTGCGCACGTCGCCAAGCGAGAACGGGTCTGCCTCCTCGCCGACAAAGTCAGGGTACTTTCCGGGCTCGTCCCAGAAGATGTAGCGAACGGACTCGGAGGCCATGGCCGCCGCCGAAGTGGCCCACACCATCATCAGGTCCATGCCATTCTGAAAATTGACGTGTAGCGTGGTGACGTCGTCGATCCTGGGAGAAAGCAGCGCCGACGTGCGCGGCGTCGACTTGATGGTTGGTATCAGCTGCCTCTTGGCGATGCGCTTGCTCACCTTCTCGTCCGGCATGACGTACATAGCGGGCCCCGGGTCGACGTCGATCGCGTAAAGCAGGAAGTTGATGCCGACCGATGTCTTTCCGGTCTGCGGCGCCCAACACAGGAACACCTTGCGCACCCACGGCAGCGCGATCGTGTCCATGGGCTCGATGCAGTACGGGGTGAGCTCGTTTCGCCACTTTCCCTGTGCCGGGCCGCGCACCACGGCACGATACTTTTCAGCCCACATGGATACCGTGATGCGCTCGCGCGGACGGAACACCAGGCGCTCGGGCCCGGTGAAGTTGTCTATTGCGTAGGCGACGGCTGTCATGCGCTTCCTCCGATGCTATCCAGCCTCCCGATATCAACCTCCGCCGGCAGCTCGTGGTGCGCGTCCTCCGAATACCGCGCGAGCCACCGCTCGGATGCCTCCAGCCAGAACTCGATCACATCTGGCGTTTTGAGTTCGTCGCCAGCCACGAGCTTGATCATCTCGGAACTGTTGCTGCGTATGAAGTTTTCAATGTCTGATTTAAAAACTGACGCCCTCCTGGCGAGCGCAGCCTCAAACACCGCCCGCTCGACGTACTCGCCCTTGAGGATCCGCGTCTTGATCTCCCAGTGCTCGGCCTGGGCGCTGACCTTGCGGGCCTCGGCCGCGGCCTTGTCGTCGGCGATCGCCGGCGCTGGCGCCTTCATCCTGAGACCGCCAGAGCCGTCTTTCAGCTTGAGAAACGTCGCCGCGTAGCGGTCGACGGCAGAGACCAGGTAGGTGCCATCAGCCTGTGGCCGCAGCTTGCCATGGTCCTTGTGGCGGTAGACCGTGGCCTGCTTGACCTTGTAGCGGTCAAGTCCCTCCAGGTACTTCACCACCTCGAGGATGTTTTTGAGGTTGGGCTCAGGACCGGGATCCTGGTTTATGGGAATCTGTTCGCTCAAGACGTGCGCACCCAGCCAAAAACAAATCCGTCCGAGTAAACACGGCCGGCCTGGTCGAGATCGATGTGTTCGCCAAACAGGCGTGTGTCGCGTCTCCATGCAGGGTTACAGCACCGCTCTCTCGAAGTGCGGTCTATCCAGGCGTGGCGACCGCTGCAGCAGGTCATTTTTTGTCTTTCAGCGCGCTGCATGATGGCTGCTGTTGAAATGTCGATGTCTATCACTGTTGCCTCCGCTTTATTTATCATTTACAGTTGCTTATACTTTTCTCATCCAGTTTTTTCTCTACAAGTAAAGACGAATCGAGGTCGTCCAAAC